GAGGTAGGACAGGCAAAAAAGTAAACTATGCTTTACATTTTTAAGGAGACAACATGAAAATAGAACTGATTGGTGACTTGATTGACCTGCCCGACGGCAGTGCAATAGCCGAGTTAGATGTAGACGAGGAAGGCAAGATGTATCTTATGCAGTTGGGATTTGAAACGCTGATAAGGCGAGGACTAGATAGGGCTAAGCGGGAGAAAGAAAATGGCGTCAAAGAATGATATAACAGGCGATAAGATACGCACTAAAGGCGTCTTTAGTAAGCAGGGCGAGGATAACTTTGACGCTATATTTAGAAAGAAGAAAGACCCAGTATGTGACGTATGTGGTAAAGTATTAGATGCTACAAAGGAATGCGCGTGGACTAGCTGTCCCCTTAACTGGGACGAGTCTCGCGTAGATGTTATAGGACAAAACGGTCCAACAGGCGACCACTATGAGGAAGAAAAGTAATGAGCGATGACGCAGACTTAGCACAGGACCATCTTGAACGAGAGGAAGCTCTGCGTAAAAAGTATAACCGTAAGCCTGTATTAGAAGCTGATGTAACTGGAGAGTGCTTGAACTGCTACGAACCCGTTGGTTTTGGCATGCGATGGTGCGATAAACACTGCCAAGAGGATTGGCAAAAACGGAGATAGAATGAACATAATTACAGTCGATTTTGAAACATACTACGATAAAGGACTTGGCTTCAGAACTCAGACTACAGAAGAATACGTTAAAGACCCTCGCTTTGAAGTAGTGGGGGTAGGAGTCAAGGTTAACGAAGAACCTGCGGAATGGTTTACAGGGACTCACGATGAGGTGAGAAACTATTTAAAGAAGTACGATTGGAAGAACTCCTCGTTACTATGTCACAACACCATGTTTGACGGAGCTATTCTGTCTTGGCATTTTGGTATTGTCCCTAAGATATATCTAGATACGCTATGCCTAGCGCGCGCAGTCCATGGAGTAGATGCAGGTGGGTCTCTCTCAATCCTAGCTGACAAGTATGGCATTGGTATTAAAGGCACTGAAGTCGAGGAAGCTCTTGGCAAACGCCGCACTGACTTCTTAGAGCGAGACCTAGAACGCTACGGTGAATACTGTAAGAACGACGTTGAGCTAACATATAAACTATGGACGATACTCTCTAAAGAATTTCCGGGAGACGAACTAAAGTTAATCGACATGACGCTCCGTATGTTTATCAACCCCATATTCCATTTAGACGACGCATTATTAGTTGAGCGACTCGAAGATGTTAAGAAAGAGAAGTCTGACATGCTAAAGGGCTTGATGGATAGACTAGGTTGCGCCACAGAGGAAGAAGTCCGTAAAAAGCTAGCAAGTAATAAACAATTTGCTGAGCTACTCGTTGAGCTTGGCGTCAAAGTACCCATGAAAGAAAGTCCCACTACAGGAAAGGACACCTATGCGCTTGCGAAAAACGACGTCGGGTTCATCGAACTTTCAGAGAACGAAGACCCGTTTATACAGCAGTTGTGCTCAGTTAGACTTGGCACTAAATCGACTATTGAAGAGTCTCGGATTGAACGGTTCATACAAGTTGGAGCTCGCAACAAAGGGCGTCTCCCTATCCCTCTTAAATACTACGGCGCGCATACGGGACGATGGGCTGGGTCAGACAAGGTTAACTTTCAAAACCTACCGTCACGAGATAAGAAAAAGAAAGCGCTTAAGAACGCGGTCATTGCGCCCGAGGGCTATGTAGTTATTAACTGCGACTCAAGCCAAATTGAAGCTAGGGTGCTTGCGTGGTTAGCAGGGCAGGAGGACGTGGTTCAGCATTTTAGGGACAACAAGGACGTCTACTCTATCTTTGCATCAACCATATACGAGAAGACTATCACTAAAGCTAACCCCGTAGAGCGGTTCGTTGGCAAGACTTGCGTACTAGGACTAGGCTTTGGCACAGGTGGAGTTAAGCTACAACATACTCTAAAGACGCAACCACCTGGCGCGGTACTAAGTGAGGATGAGTGCAAGCGGATAGTTAAGGTATACCGAGAGACTAACGACAAGATTGTGGAGTTATGGGGTGAAGGCGATGACGTAATCCAAGACTTAGCTAACGGGTTTATGCGCGAGGATACCGACACAGGCGCGAGCTACGAGATTGAGCCATACTACTACGGCAACCACAAGTGCCTACTAATATCCAAAGAAGGAGTAAGACTACCGAACGGCTTGTATATTAGATACCCGAAACTTTCTTATAACACCGATGAAGCTAATAGCCGATACGTCTATCAATCTAGGAAAGGTCCTGTTAGTATATGGGGAGGGACACTTGTTGAGAACGTGGTTCAAGCATTAGCTAGGATTATCGTTGGTCAGCAAATGATAAAGATAAACGAGAAATACAGAGTAGTCTTAACAGTACACGATGCGGCAGTTTGCGTGGTACCCGAGGACGAGGCTGAAGAAGCGAAGGCTTGGATAATGGACATTATGTCCACCCCACCCGATTGGGCTGTAAGTTTGCCTGTATCATGTGAAGCAAGCTACGCACAAAGTTACGGAGAATGTTAGTGTGAAACAGTATCAGCATTATAGAACCCCTCATCGTATAGAGGCATACATGGAATACTTAGTGTGGTATAGGACGTTTGATAATCCTACGTATTTATCACCGATGTATGATTTCGATGCAGAGCAGGATATGGTACACAAATGTGAAGCGGGTGAGCTACTACATGTTGAAGAAGTTATTACCCCACACACAGAGTATTATGCGCTATAATAAGTATAACAAAACTTTTCTAGGGTACTTATGAGCTACACATGGTCTTACTCAGCGTTAAAGGAATACACTAATTGTCCTAAGCAGTATCAAGAGATTAAAGTACTAAAGAGAGTAAGTAAGAAGACTACTACTCAGATGACTTATGGTACTGAGGTGCACAAAGCGTTAGAGGATTATGTACGCGACGGCACTCCGCTACTAAAGAACTACGAACGATTTAAACCTGTATTAGATGCGCTAGTTGATATAAAAGGAACTAAATACCCCGAGCATCAGATGGCTCTAGACAGGGACAAACAACCTTGCGATTTTGATAGCGAGGATAGATGGGTACGAGGGATAGTAGATTTACTAATAGTAGACGGGGATACAGCACACATCGTAGACTATAAGACAGGGAGCAATAAATATCCCGACGCTAAGCAGTTAAAGCTGATGGCACTTATGACTTACGCGCACTTCCCCGAGGTTAAGTTTATTAAAGCAGGCCTATTGTTTGTAATGCACAACAGTTTCATGCCCGAACAATACGAACGTGGACAGATAGATTCTTTGTGGAATTATTTTACACCAGACCTTGAAAGATTAACTGTTTCGTACGAAAATGACACTTGGATGGCAAACCCAACTCCTTTATGCGGGTGGTGCCCAGTAAAAGAATGTGAATACCATAAAGAGAGATAACATGCCTTATGTAAACAAACCTCGGCCTTATGCCAAAGAATACCAACAACAAAAAGCGCGTGGTGAATTAGCCAATCGCATGGAACGTCAGCGCGCTCGTAGAGCAATGGACAAAACTGGCATCGATAAAAACGGCAATGGCCACGCGGACAAACGCGAGGGCAAAGATATTGCCCACGTTAAAGCACTGTCAAAAGGTGGTAACAATAAAGATGGAGTGCGTATTGAGTCAGCGGCTAAGAACCGTTCATTTAGTCGTAGTTCAACAGGCGCATTAGTGTCAGAAACAAGTAAGAAAGAACGTAAAAAATAAACATTCACCGTTAAACATGAGTGGGTGAGTAGTCGGGGTTTTTGATTCATTTTCCCCCAAAACCATGTTAACTAAATTGCGCACATGCTCCTTGCATATATACTCTGCGTAGACTTAGTCGACTGACCCCCGTAAGGGGTACCGATTTTTATACAGTAAAGGATAGTTGTGAGAATATTAGATGACGTAGCAGTTAGGGTATCTTTGCCTTCAAGTGAAGTGCCGTACATTACCAAGTATGTAGACAGATGCGAGATTGTAGAAGACAACGGTAAAACCGCAGACGTAGTTATATACTGGGGCATAGAAGAGATGCAACATCTCGCTAATGTGTACCCCGATAAAATTCCATCCCCTATCACTAGAGATTATAAATGGCCAGGTATATACACGCCATTTGACCATCAAAGAACCACCGCAGAATTCCTATCCTTATACCACCGCGCCTTCTGCTTTAACGAAGCAGGTACAGGTAAAACCTCGTCCGTTATATGGGCGGCAGACTACCTAATGACACAAGGTTTGGTTAAGCGAGTATTGGTTATATGCCCTCTATCTATTATGTATTCCGCGTGGCAAGCCGACATATTCAAATCAGCAATGCATAGAAGCGTAGCTGTAGCTTACGGAGACGCTAACAAGCGTAAGAAGATTCTTAATGGAGAGTACGAATTTGTCATCATAAACTACGACGGTGTGAACATCGTGCAGGACGAGATAAAGAAATTAGGGTTTGACCTAATTGTCGTTGACGAAGCTAACGCATACAAGACCGCTTCAACTAAGCGTTGGAAGACCTTAGCTAAACTAATTACTCCGTCTATGAAGTTATGGATGCTCACAGGCACACCTGCATCGCAGTCGCCACTAGACGCGTTTGGGCTAGCTAGGTTAGTGTCCCCTCAGAATGTCCCTAAATACTTTACCTCTTGGCGCGACAAAGTGATGCAACAGATTACTAGGTTCAAGTGGATTCCTAAAGAGAACGCTAAGCATGAGGTATTCAACGCGCTCCAGCCAGCTATTAGGTTTAGTAAACGAGAGTGTCTAGACTTACCCGAGCTAATGTATCAGACAAGAGAAGTACCACTGACACCTCAAGTAGCTAGGTACTACAAAGGATTAAAAGACCAATTTCTAATAGAAGCGGCGGGCGAAAAAGTAAGTGCAGTCAATGCCGCATCTAAGCTAACAAAACTCCTTCAAATCTCGGGCGGGGCTGTGTATACAGACAAGCATGACGTAGTAGAGTTTGATATATCGCCGCGTCTAAACGCATTGATGGAAGTAATAGAGGAGACCGAACAGAAGATAATTATATTCGTGCCTTACAGACATACAATCAATTTAGTGTCCAACTACCTAACAACGCAAGGGGTCACTAATGAAATAATTTGCGGAGACGTATCAGCAAAGGGCCGAGCAGACATCATTGCTCGATTTCAATCATCACCTAACCCTCGAGTGTTAGTTATTCAGCCTCAATCAGCCTCTCATGGAGTGACTCTAACCGCCGCTAATACCGTCGTGTTTTGGTCGCCTGTTATGAGTGTAGAAACATACATACAATGTGTAGCTCGTATTGACCGTGTAGGGCAAAAAAATAGTATGACAGTCGTGCATTTACAAGGCTCAGAGATTGAGCGCAAGATGTATGTCATGCTACAAGGCAAGAAAGACTTGCATGAGAAGTTAGTGGATTTATATAAAGAAGAACTGGGGATAGAAAATGTCAGCGACTAATCTAGAAGAATTAGTAAAAATATACTTGACTATTAGAGGAGAACGAGAGAGAATACTACATGACTACGAAGCGTTAGATAAGGGTCTAAAAGAAGAAATGGCTCTTATAGAACAGTCTATGTTATCAATATGCAACGACACTAATGCGGATAGTATTAAGACTCAAAATGGTACAGTAATCAGACGCATGAGTGAACGGTTTTATTGTAGCGACTGGACAAATTTTAGTGATTTTGTGTTACAGAACCAAGCGGTTGAATTGTTGGAGCGTCGTATCCATCAAGGAAACTTTAAAGAATTTATGGCCGAGCATGCTAATGAGGGGTTACCTCCGGGCGTAAATGTAATGAAAGAGTTGGGTATTACAGTACGTAAGCCTACTTCACATTAGTTAATTTAGTTAAAGGAATAATTACCATGAGTAATGAATTAGTAAGTTTGTTAGCAAGCAATCCGTCTTTAATCTCTACAGGGCTAGATGAAGATACCCTAGCCGTTGCCGGCGGTAATAGACAGGATAATAAACGCATCTCCATCAAAGGCGGTGTATTCCGTAAGTATGCTGGCGGTAAAGAAATCGGTGCTATTGAAGACCGTCACATGAACGTAATTATTGTTAAAATGGCACACAAAGCGTCGCGTATGTTCTATGATAAAGGCTACAAAGAAGGCGAGAAAGTTAGCCCTGTTTGCTGGTCTAATGACTCAGAGACACCCGACGCAGAAGTTAAACACCCAGTAGCAAGCAGTTGTTCATCGTGTGCTAATAGCGCTAAAGGCTCGGGCGATAACGGCTTAGGTACTAAGTGCAAACTATCATGGCGCGCGGCGGTTGTATTACCTAATGACCCATCGGGTGATGTAATGCAGCTAGTACTACCAGCTACGTCTTCTTTCGGTAAAGAAGATAATGGACGATTCCCATTCCGTCCGTATATTCAGCACTTAGCGTCACATAATGTTAGTGCAGGCCGAGTAATTACTAAGATGCAGTTTGACACCAAGTCCCCTACCCCAAAAGTAGTGTTCTCGCCAGCAGGTGCGGTGCCAGACTCAGACTTAGAAACCATAGCGCGCCAAGCTAAGAGTGCCGCCGCTGAAGCCGCTGTTAAACTAAGTGTGTATCAAGGCGGTGAAGCTGAGCCAGCGGATGTAGAGCAGTTTGTAGCTACCCCATCTTCTGAAACAGCCGAGCCAACATTGCGCCAAACATCGACCGTAACGGAAGATAAGTCAGCTGATGTGTCTGATATTGTTAAAAAATGGTCTAAGAAATAGGGGTAACGGATGCCACGGACATACAGTAATAAGTTCATTGACGAGGTTAAAGACGGTAATCCCAATAGAACAGGCACTGCATTAGCTCTCGCATGTATAAAAGCTAACCTACCAGCTAAGTACGTTGCGGAAGCCTTAGAAGTAACCCGAATGTCAGTGTATAGCTGGTTCCGTGGTAAGCCTGTTCGGGATAAAAACCGACAAGTAATAGAAGTCTTTACTGACTTAGTAGAGAGCGACACTGCAAAGGGTATTCTCCCCGCGCAAAACTTAGCGGAAGCTAAAGCCTACATAGAAAATATGATAGGTAGAAGTATTTAAGTTTATGAAGGGTGGCGGTATCGGTAACGACCGCAAAGTAGCTCCAGGCTCATGACACACCCTTCACCCTATTTAACTCAGCGAGCATGCTCGCTTTTTTAGACCCCAAAGCCTATATGTTAAAACAATTTTACGAGAAAGCATTACCAAGGCTGGGTGTCTATTGCGTTACTGGGATAGACCAAGTATCAAGAAAGACGTCTAACCGGTTCGCCGAGACACTCGACGATGTATACAACGAGATAGAAAAATGCAAGGCTAAAGGATTAAACACTTATGTAGCGCTAGGTTCATTTGATGGGTATAGCCGTAAGGCAGAGAGCAGTGTTTATTTCCGTTCATTCTTTATTGACTTGGACGTGGGAGAAAGTAAAGCTGATACTGGCAAGGGCTATACAACCAAGCAAGAAGCAACTGAAGCGCTAAATGTTTTCCTAGACGAGAGCGGATTGCCCCCACCTGTAGTCATTGACTCGGGAACTGGTGTCCATGCGTATTGGCTTTTGGAAGAAGACGTTGCGTCTGACGTGTACTTACCATATGCAGAAAAGTTTAAGGAATATTGTCTAGCGCGAATTCACGCTGACCCAGCTGTTATGGCTGACCTGTCTCGCATCATGCGCTGTCCCGAAACCTTAAACTACAAGACAGACCTAGCGCGGTACTAAGCACAGAGATACATACGTATTCATTCGAGTCGTTTAAGGAATTCTTAGGCGAGATTAAAGTAGAAGAGGAACCCGAGTTCTCACTAGACAAAGTCAGTAAAGGTCTGGACGAGGACACCCTAGCCATATACAAAGCGGATAACTTTGAGAATAAGTTTGAAATAATCGCTGATAAGAGTATGAATGGCACAGGCTGTGAGCAGATTAAGTTTGCTATAGAACACAGAGATAATTTACCCGAACCTATATGGCGTAATACCCTATCTGTAATTAAATTCTGTTCTGACGGAGGAACATGGGCACATGAATTATTCAAGGGAGACCCTCGATACAGCAGAGAAAACACAGAACAATACCTTACCAACATTGGTGGAACTATGGGGTGTGATGAATTCGATGACAAAAACCCCGGAGTGTGCCAAGGATGCAAGCACTATAAACAGCTTAAAAACCCACTGCCCCTTGGGCGAGAACTCAAGATTGCTAAGCCGGCAGATAAGAAGGACGCACCTTGGGCGAACCCGAATAGCGAAGAAATTCCGGACTTCCCCGACTATCTAAGGCCGTTTGTACGTGGCGCTAATGGCGGTATTTATTACTTGCCCGAGCCTAAGATAGACAAAGAAGGAATAGAACACGAGCAAAAACCTAAGCTGATATCTCAGCACGACCTATTCCCTATACGGCGGATGTATAGCCCTTTAGATGGCGAGTGCTTGTTGATGAAACTTATATTACCCCAAGACGCCCCTAGGGAGTTTTTGTTGCCAATGAAGCATGTATATGCGTCAGAACGGTTTAAGGAGATTATGTCCAGTAATGGGGTGCTATACATACCGAGAGTAGAGTATGTCGGGTATCTGCAAGAGTACATAGTCAAATGGGGTCAGTACATAGAAAGCAAACAAAAGGCAGATATTATGAGAATGCAGATGGGATGGACAGAGGACAAAAAATCGTTTGTCATAGGATATAAAGAAATACTAGAGAACGGCACTGAGATTGAATCCGCAGCTTCACCTTACGTACGAAGCATAGCTAAGTTTTTACAGCCGGCCGGTACTTATAATAAATGGCGAGAGTCGGTTGATTTGCTCAATGCTCCCGGATTTGAGATGCATGCGTTCGGACTACTGATTGGGTTTGGCTCCCCTCTCATGCGATATACTTCTACCCCAGGCGCAACAGTATGTTATCTAGGCAGGTCTGGTAGCGCTAAGACAGGTGCTATGTACGCAGGGCTTAGTGTATTTGGGCACCCGCTCGAACTTAGTGTATTTGATGCGACTGATAACGGTATGACAGGGCGCTACCTAGGACTTCACAATATCATGCTAGGTGTGGACGAGATAAGTAATAAAGACGGCAAGGTTTTGTCTCAGCTAACACATAAAATATCCCACGGTAAAGCCAAAATCCGCATGCAGGCGTCAGTCAACGCAGAACGTGAGCACGAAATGTCAGCGTCTCTAATAGGCATGTTTACCACGAATGAGTCGGCTTACACTAAGTTTGAGAGTATCAAGGCTAGTCCGGACGGGGAGTCAGCGCGCTTGGTAGAGTTTCTAATAGAGAAGCCCGAGATACTTAAAGGTCCTGGCGGTGGGCAAATGGGTCGTAGGATGTTTGAAGCATTGAAGCACAATCATGGCCACGCAGGACCTATGTATGTTAAAGAGCTATTTAAATTAGGTGATAATTACATAATGGATAATATGGAGGTGTGGCGTGAGAAGTTCCTTCGCGATTTCGGTGATGATTCTACTTATAGGTTCTATGAAAATATCGTACTATCATGCTTTACAGGTGGAACAATCGCAGACAACGCGGGCATTATTAGATGCGACACTGAGCGAGTTTATAACAAAATAGTGGGTGAGATGATTAACATTAGGGATAGGGTGCTTAAAATAAATAAAGCCGATTACCCATCTATTCTTACTGACTACATAAACAAATACTTACCGAACGTGCTAGTAATCAAAGAAGGTAAGGTGGTAATGGAGCCACGCGGAGGCATCGTTGCACGGATTGAGACGGATAAGAGCTTACTACAAGTATCTAAGGCAGCCTTTAAACAATACCTCAATGAGAAGAATATTAGCTATCGTGAGTTTGAGAAAGACATGCAAGACCGTAAGATTTTAGACCCCGACCACAAGAAAGGCAGATTAACTACTGGCTGGAAAAGTGCGGTGTCAATAGACCCCACATATCTGTACTGGTTTAAAACACAAATCCCCGAAGACTGGGTGGTAGATGAAGCCGACTGAGATAGTGGAACCGGAGTGGATATTACCGTTTGAGGCAATGAAGGTGGGGGAAAGCTTTTTTATCCCTACCCTACGCCCAGCGGAGTTAATTTATGCTATAGATTGTGGAGCTAAGCGCGCCAGTATACGGGTAAAAATGTTCGTAGTAACTAAAAACGATTTACTTGGTGTCCGTACTTGGCGCGTTGGCTAAGGCTCAACTCCTAAAGCTTTATATGTATCAATAATATTTCGCTTAATAACATTTTGCTCTAGCATGATAACTTTCAGTAATTCAGATTTATCTTTTTGAGATAGCTCCGTCATTTTTCTATACACATTGGCTTCTGCTTGCAAATCCCTCAACTTACCGTTAATAGCATTGTTGTATGACTCGACAATGTATTCGTCCATTGGGTTATCTGCTAAGTACCTAGCATACTGCTCGGGGTCTAACTCAAACATTTTTAGGCGGCCAGCTTTATTTTCTATTTTTGCTGATAGTTTTCTAAACTCCATAGAGTCTACGTTAGCTTTAGACCCGAAGAATGAGCCAAATAGAGGGATATCATGCTTAGGACTAAACTCTTTTTGGTCAGCGGCTAAGTCATATATACCTTGAGCTTCCTCGAACACCCTCGCAAACCCATCAGCATAGCTGTTTGACAAGAAGTATATACTATTAGGACTCCAATCTATCGCACCCCCCGTTTCATTAGCTAAGTAGATAGCAATGTCTTTGTATATCTGAGGTATCTTGTCTCCGCCCATATAGGCATCACCCATGCGACGGTTAGCATCGTTGTAGATATCCTGCCCTAATCCATTTTTATTAAGTGCAAACTCAACGATAGGGCGCGCAAAGCTTGGCATCACAGAGTCAATAAAAAAGTTAAGTGGCGCATCCGTAGGGCTCATGCGAGATACAGGTAAAGGTATGAATGAGTCTAACAAAATTTGGAACGTATTTCCTAAAGAGTCTTTAACAGATTGTCTTCCTAGCGATACAGAAGATAGCTGGGCCCCTATAGCGGCTAACGCGCCTAACCCAAAACCCCAAGGAACTTGAGCGACTATCTCTTTATCAGTAAACGGTATTTTAGTGTGGAACCTAGCAAACCTTGTCCACTGGGACATATTGTCATTTAGGGTAGAGTTACGGCCTAGCTCATCGTCGTCGGCTGTCATAGCTGACATCATGTACATTATCCCACCTAGCCCAACAAGAGCTGATGCCATAACTCTAGCGTAGTGTTTGCGCTCATTAAAGTTTTCTCTAAACTTAGCTACAGCTTTTTCGTCATCTCTTATGTGAGGAGGCAAACGGTTTATAGCACTGTCTACGTTCATAAAAGCCGGAGCTAGAGCCTCTATAGCGCGCACCGCGCCTGTAGCAGAAGGACGGAAGAACATAAATGCAGCGCCCATGCCTTTACCAAGTTCCCCCACCTGCTCAAAGTTGGCTAAGTTTTTAGTAAACGCAGCAGCTTCTGTTGACGCAGCGGCTTCACTTAACCCCTTGTTCATTAGGCTACGTTTTTTAATACCGTAGGCAGCTGAACGACTAGATATCTCGAACATCTCTGTCCATATATCTAAGCTTTTATTAAGATTTTCCCATTGCGAATCGAACGCGTTTTTGCTGATTTGGCGGTCTAACTGTTCAAAGTTAGTTTTATTAGAGAACCCTTGTAGATATGACACCAAGCCACCTTTCTCGATATACTCAACCATGTCTCTCATGTATGGGTCATCTTTAGCTAGTTGTTTTAGTCTAGCGTAATCGTTGTGTGCGTAGGCATAAGATACTTTCATGGCTTTAGATATACCGCCTTGAGCCACTTGCACACTTATGGCTTTTACAAACCTTGCGGCTTCCATTGGACCCATCTCTGCCCCGATAGTCCAGGCATTGGTTAGTATGTCTCGCACGAAGTTCATTGGCGCAAAGTTATAGTTGTATCGTGTATGAACTGTACCTAAGAAGCTTGTTACTCTGTTAGCGATATCAATAACAGGGTTGGACGTTTTGTAGGTACGTCTAATCGCTTCAAGCATTCTGTCATCATTAATTTCTAATACATCTACACTACCATCAGTGTTGTAATGGAATATGGTATTCTTACCTTTGTATCTTTCGGATAGCTCGTGACGGTCTTTAAACGGAACTGTTTCTTTTACTTGACCATTGATAATGCCTTGCCCTTCAGGATTTTTAGCGTCTTTCTTTAGGCTATTTTTAATAGCTTGGGTTAAATCTTTCCTACCAGCGCGCAACGCTGAGCGAGTTGCATCAGACATGACTTGGATTATAGGGTTATGGGACACAGACATACGGCCTTCCCATGCGTAAGTTGCTTCTTGTAACTCAGAGCCTAATCTTTTACCGCTAAAGTCTAGCATCTCATCCGCTTCTGAGTGTTTAATTACCCCTTTTAACGGTATGTAGTGGTCCCAGTTATAGAAATTAATGAAGTTATTGACTGGAACGGAATAGTAATTACCTATCTTGTTAAGGTGCCTAGTAGCTTTATCTAACTTTTGAACAGACTTAATAACCTTATCAATAGCTGCTTTATGCTCATGGGAGTTATATTTATTAGTAATATTTACTACAGATTTGTTACTCATACCTGTAACGCTGTATATTTCACTATTTATATCAATGCTTTTGTTTCCAGGAATTGGACTAGAACCTTGGGATTCTACATATATTAGATTACCTTTAGCATCTTTTGCGAATACCATTTTGTCTAGCTCTTTGCGCAAGTCTATAGCTGTCTCTTTAGACAAAGTTTTTGATTTAAGGGCGTCGACAATTGCTTCGCGTCTATCTGAAGCGCTTCGTTTTTCTCCCTTGCGTACTACCTTAGAAAGAGGCACGTTAAGTACATACTTAGTCATACGACGCTCAGGCTCATGTAAAGCCTCTAGTACCTTATGCAAATACTGAAGCGCTTTATCTGTATCCATGCCCATAGCTTCAGCAAATTCACCAACAGCCGCGTTTAACTTAGCAGACTCGTCAGCTACATATTGCTTATACAAGTTTTTAGCGTTACCGGTAGCTAGTACAATCTGAGTGTAAATATTATTTATTTTATCAGTGCCCTCAGAAATCAATTTGCCAGCTAGCTCTAATTGGTCTTGCAATTTTTTAATGGGGTATCTGTCATTCTGATACAGTCTAGCTACGTTTTGCCATCCAGGAATTGTAGTAAACATAGTCCTAATTTGGTGGCTAGTTTTTACTTCGTCTTTTATAGCTGTAGCATAATCTTTATTCTCTTCGTCTAAATCAACATCACGAGAAGTTTTTTTGTTTTTTATGTCAGTAGCATAGGCGGCGTCGTTCTCATCTAAGCTAACGTCTTTGGCTTCTTCTGTATCCTTAATGACTTTCTGAGAATACGATACTGATTTACCCCTTAGGCCCTCAGTAGGTAAGGAAATTATTTGGAATACATCTTCCAGTGTTTCTTGCAATCTTGCGCCGTATTCAAACTTATCAAAACCTAAAGCTTGAACAATATTCCTAACAATTGAGCGTAAAAGGTTATCTGGAGTGCTTGTTGCAACCCACTTCCCAATGCTACTCTGTACCCCTCTACTCTCAATTTTTGCTAAGTCATTTCTAAAAGCAGGATTAGAAAACGTCTCAGCTATAAATTCCTTTAATGAGCCAATAACATATTTTTTACCTAATTTTGTCTTAGCTTCCCTAAAATTTTTGTCTAATCTAGTAAGTGCAGTTTCAGCGGCTTTCTTTGCTTCAGGCCCTTTTGTCTGTAAAACCGATGAAAGGTATTCTTTTCTATTGCTAGTGACGTGGTCTGTAAAATAATGCAGTGCTTCATGCAGTATAACTTCTTCAATGTTTCTAGACCCTTTATAGACTCCGTCTACACCGTAGAGTGTAATAGTGTTTGTTTTAGGGTCAAACATACCGTCGCCTAAAAGAGCGTCGTTGTATACTATAGTAGCTTCTAAGTCAAAATCTTTAACGAACCTAGCAATTCCTTCCGCTGTATTAGTTAACGGATGGTCGTACGTAAATTTTTTGTTTCCGATTATATTAAGCAGGGTGCGCAAATCCGCGCCGTCTGATATAGCGGTGTCTAATTCTTTTTTTAGATTAGCTTTTGGTACTTTAACGAACGGTTTTTTGTCTAATTTTTCTGCTTTAACCGCATCCGCGTCTTCTACGTCTTCTAGTTCCTCTATTTTTTGAGGTTTTTCTTTTAAGACTGTCTTTTCTGATACTTCGGTATCTAAGTCTTCTTTACTAATTTTTTTCTCGTCTAATTCCGCAACAACTTCGGCTAGTCTTTCTTTGAGGTGCGTAAGTTTAGTAACCCTAGGACGGGTAGGCATTTTGCTTTTTAGAACTGCTAGGTTACTAATTACCTTATCTCTATCAGCATTTAATGTAGCTAGCTCTGCTGTTAGTTTTGTTTTATCTCTCCTAGGTAATTTTGCTTTTAGCTTTTCTTTTATAATAGTTTCAGGACGATTAAACGCGTCTAACTCTGTTTCAAGAGCGGATATTTTTGTCGCGATTGCTTTCTGGCTTGGAGGGACTTGTGAGTCGCCTATCTCGTTTATTTCTTTCAGTAGCGCAGCGTGTTCTTGCTCTAGGCTCATATCAGCTAAATGCGCTAGGGCTCTTTTTCTAGCCGTTTCCCGGCGCTTATCAGTTGTTGTAGTACCGCGTGAGGTAATATCCGCTAAAACTTTAAACCTAAAAGCTTTTTCACTAGCTTTCAGAATCTCATCTTTTTGCTTCTGCGGTAAGTCGTTAATGAATGCAACACGGTCAGCCACATGCTTAGTCCTAGTAGCTCCACCTTTTTTCTCAAGGGGCCTTTTGTTAGCATTGGCCAAATATAATTCGGTTATTTCTTTAAGGCTCATAAAATCAAGGTATGCTGATTTAGGGCCGTAGGTTTTTATAGCATTGAGTTTAGTTTTAATCTCTTTTTCGGTGTAACCCCTTTTAGCTAAATCCGCGCGCATTTCCTCGCGCTTAGCTAGTTGAGCTTTATTTTTTTCTGCTCTCGTTGCCCTTATAGTAGGCTCAACACCTTTTTTGAGGTCAACAGTATCGTACAAGTCATCAGCATAGTCGTACGCTGCGTATCTAATAGCAGTGCGCGCATCGCCAGGAGCAGTGTATCCGTAATGAGATTTTTTATTAATATAGTTATGAGCCGACGCTTCTGGAGTGAATACTATTTTTTTAGGCTTAGCCGGCTTAGCTACCTTAGCCGCTTCCCTTTTTTCGCGTTCTTTTTCTATTTCATCCGCTGTAATTAACGCGTCTTCTGTTTCTTTTTCAGCTACATTTGTTTCTTTTTCAGCTACATTAGAGTCTTTAACTAACTCAAACCCAGTTTCTGTTTTACGGTATTTGACCCCATTAACTTCTGTAACCCCACCTACAGGTAATTCTTTTAGTATCTGCTCTTGGCTTTTACCGCCAGTTAATGTAGTTGGCTGCGCATCCGTTCTGACTTCAGATGCTCCAACATTGCTTCCAGCCCCATCCACTCTATTTCGGACAGTTGCTCTAGTTCGGGCAGCAGGTTCTGTAAGGTCGGATTCTCCAGATATATCAGCGCTTGCTCCAGCAGTTTTACTCGCTCTTCTTCCACTTTGAACCTCCGCTGTGTTGTTTAATAGGTCTTCAATGTCTTGGTCAACAATAGGGGTTTGAGCGGGGGTAGTAGCAGGAGGAGTTCCTGTCCCGCCAGCTATTTCACTTTCTATGTCTTGGTCTAGTTTTTCTTTAGCGCCGCCTGCTAAGTGCGAACGAACGCCCCCGATAGTGCCTGGGGCAACAGACATAGCAAACGATGCCGCGGCTGTATTGACGTATTCTTTAAGGGCATCTGCATCGGCTAGGGATAGGTTAGCGCCATAGCGCTCAGCCATAGATTGAATTTCTTCAGGTGGGACTTCTTTAGCGCCCGTCACCGCAACGCGTTTTAATACATCTAGAGTTAGGTGTCTGCTTGCATCTTTACCAATAGCATCTAGCGCGCCAAGGCTAATCTTATCTACAACAAAGTCAGCAACAGAATGCACTGCAGCGGCTGGTAAAAGTCGAGCTAGGTTAATGTCTTCAGGAGCTTTACCTTGGGCTATGTTTTCTTCAACAGCACGACTAGTAGTTTCGCCGGTACCGTGGAAAGTAGACCCAGCAGCTACACCGGCTGTAGCACCGATGTACTTGTTAACCTCACGCCTACCTTCTTTAGAAGCGAGATAGTCAGCTGTTTCTTTAGCGACGTAAGCTTCAGCCGCGTCTTTACCTTGGTCTTGAAGTATCTTCTCGCTAGCTTCTTTAATACCTTTTTTGACTAATTGTTTAGCTACTAAGCCACTTACCCCACCAGTAATACTACCTCCGGGACCAGCGACAGAACCTAAAAGAGCACCGCCTAGCGATGTAGCACCTGCTTCAAGGAGGTTTGCTGCACCTTGACCTATATTGTAGGGGAGCCAGTCAGTAACAACCGCACCGATACCTTTATTCCAAGCGTCAGTAAATGAGTCAGTATCTCTAGATGTGGCTTGTTGTGCAGCGCTAGCTTCTTGGATATTTTGTATACCGGACTGAGTAAGGCCTTCTGAACCTATAGCTTTACCTAGTAATGTCTGAACGCCACCATAAGTTTCTTTAGCTTGGGGCAGATAATTTTTAAACCCGCGGACAAGGTCGCTGGAGTTAGGGTCTACCACAGGGGGAGGGGGAGCTACAGGTTTAGTAGATAACCCAATCCTAGCGCTAAAATCCTCGTACGGTAAATCTGAATAAAACTTTTTATGTAGCCCTTGGGCTAATTGTTCATCAGATAAATCATTGTACTGCGGATACTTTTCTCTGATTTCGTTTATATTCATTTTTAGGGTCTTATTCCAACTGGGTCGTTTTCGTCTACTGCTGGGTTACTATAACCCGCTTGTTTATAAAATGTGTCTCTAGAAGTTTTAGCCGCGTTCAAACGTTTTTTAGCTTCATTTTCTATTCTATTTTTTCTTTCCGCAGCTACTTTATATTGTTCCGCCATTGTTCCAGTAGGGTCTTCTTTTACAAATTTTTGGGTTCTAGACATAATATTAAGCGCTTCTTGGTATTCTCCCTTAGGCGCGGCCATAGCAGCGGCTATATCTTTTTCCACTGCTTGGTAGTCTTCGTTTGCCTTACGTGCGAATTCGAGACTTCTTATGCCGCTAGTCTCGGTAGCCCTAATTTCAGCCTCTCGAATACCAGCAGCATTTCTAGCCGCTGTTTGTTTTTCTTGACTAATATTTTGCTCACGGCCCGCTTGTAGTGTTGTTTTGTTACGTGCGTCAGCTTCAGCTGCCTTCATCCAGTTTTCGCCCCATGCTTGAGATGCTTTAGCTTGCTCTGTTTTAATCTTAGTGGCGGCTTCCCAGTCACCAGCTTTCTCTAAGCGAGACGCACGGTCTAGATTATATATAATTTTGTCTAGTTCGGCTTTGGCTTTTTTCTGGTCATCCTTATCTTTAAGTAAATTAGGGATTGTTTTCTGTGCGGCTTGCATACCAGCTACTAAAGTTGGGCCAGGAGTTGAACCCCATGTAGAGAAGAACTCAGCTAAGCGCATTGATTCTAATCGTTTAGCTTCGTCTTTAGCGTTAGCTCTTTGTTCCATAATTGATTTACGGTATTCCGCGCCAGCTGTATCTGGGCCCATAAATGCTTCACGGTCTTTACTTAGTTGTGCCGCAATATCAGCTGTAGTTTGCTCAGAAGGCTTAGTTGTTAAGTAGTCTTGAGCTGCTTTAGGTAAGGCAGATAAAATACCTTCTTCTACAGATTGAGTAGTTGGCATGTAAGCAGCTGATTGGGCTGGAGCCGCGTTATCCGCTGGCGGTGCGCCCGCTGGTTTTTCTCTAGCTGGTTTTGCTGCTGGTGCAGCCCTATCTTTTAACAACTCTGCCTGTCTTTGCGCTAGAGCAACTGGGTCTGCATTGGGGGCGTACGGACCTTTTAATTGTTCCGCTGCCGCTGCTGGTTTATCGGTTTGTTTACTATAGTATGGGTCATCTCTAAATAAATTCTTTTGCGCTTGCGATATGGACCTACCTTCAATATCGGTGGGGTATTTAGCTTCACCTGACAGTGCGTTGGCTACCCGGAAGCCAAAGTTACCCAAACCTGCTAGCCCTTTGTCTACTAGCGTAGCTGGTAATGAAGCAACGTCTGTGAGGTAAGCCCCCGCATGTTTCAACGCTTGCCTATCTTTTACAGCCTGTTTCTCTTCGTCTACTAAATCACCGTCAGCAAACGCAATGATGCCGCCACCAGCCATGCCGGTCTTGTCTTTAAGGATGGAACGCGCTAAGTTACGTACTGTCTCGCTTTGTGAGGAGCCGATAACTTCTTTTAGCTTATCTGGAGAGTAGTCGTACAAATCACTTTTAACCTCGCCACCTACGTCAAACGAAGCAATGCCACCTTTCGCGTAAGACTTAATCTCGCCACCCGCTGCCTTACCCCCACCTAACGCGTTAGATAGTGACAAGCCTGTACCAAGTGCACCGATACCTTGAGTTAATGCATTAGGAGTCGCTTGGTAAGACTGAGTTGTAACTCCCTGCATTGGTAGGCCACGTAGCATATTGGACATCATACCTAACTGCATCATTGGGTATTGTTGTTGTGTAGCGTAATCTTGAATAGATTGATTAATTTTAGCTTGTTCTTGCGCTTGTTGAGTAGCGCCCATTTGACCTTGAAGACCAATAATATCTTTTTGTGCGCCTAGTTGTTGACCACCTAGTTGACCTAGTGTGCCAGCAGCTTGACCAGCTTGACCGTAACCTTGCAGTGCTGTGCTGAGACCTTGTTGACCTTGACCATAACCTTGTAGAGCGGTACCAACACCTTGCAAGCCTGTTTGCGCACCCTGCATACCCATACCAGCGCCCTGCATTGCTGCCTGCTGACCCTGAATACCCATACCGGCACCTTGCATAGCAGCTTGTTGACCTTGTAGTCCTAAGTTAGCCCCGAACTGTTGCTGCTGCTGAGCGTTTTGGAATGCGTTGTTATAGCCCTGAGCAATAGCGTTGTCCATAGCGGAGTTCATAGCGCGATTGTTTTCAGCTGCCATAAGCGCTTCACGAGTGCCACCGAACGCACCAGCTTGAGTTGCTTGGCCTTGCTGTTGTGCACCAGTAATACCATATTGACGGCGCATTGCTTCTATTTGAGGGGCAAGAGAAGATTGTAAGTATGGGTTCATGTACGCTTGGACAGCGTTAGGATTAGTTGCTTGTTGAGCAAAGTTAGCACCAGCTTGACCTGCTTGAGCCCCATAACCCGCACCCATAGCACCATAGCCTGATGCTTGTTGGCCTTGTTGAGCACCTAAAGCACCGTAACCCGCACCTAAAGCACCGTAACCTAAACCACCCATACCAACATTAGTAGCCGCTTGACCTAAGTTTGCAGCTTGACCCGCAGTACCTAATGAACCTAAACCTGATGCGCCTGCTAAACCAGAAGCCTGACCAAATTGACCTGGAGTTTGTAAGTTAGCAGCGCCTTGGAAAGCTTGTTGTTGCATGGGGGAGAAGCCAGCAACGTAGTCAGACGCGTTTTTACTATAAGGAACGTACGGTTGGAAACCAGTTATCTCGTTATTACTGTCTATATTGAATAGCTGTTTTTGCGTCGCGCCCAACATTGTCGTGACATACGGTTCTGCGTAGTCTGGTATATTAGATGTATAAGTAGTGCCCGTAGATTGCGTGTTGCCTCCGCCCTTACCGTATAGCTTTACGGATTTACCGACTTTTTGAAAAGCCTCTTCAGGCAACATCTCTAGGTGATTGTATCTCATACTTCTTTCTCCACAGGCAATTCATAAAACATGAACCGCGATTTAAATCCGTCGTTTTTAAATACCTTACCCCATCCTTCACGGCCATAGGACTCTATGACATCGCACTCGTTATCTTTGGCAAACCGTTGGAGTAACGATAACATATCCGGTTTCCAATTTTCTAATTCTTTACCGCCAGTAAAATGCATGACTAAAGAACGTAGTCGAGGGTATTGAACTATCTCAGTTACCACAGCGCCTTTCATTCCAACGTCATCAAACGCAACCCATAGCTGATGGGGCTTAGTTAATAGCCCTTGTTTAATATCTTCAGCCAAATATCGACCGTATGTATACTCTGCGGCCCCTTCCATATAGGATTCTATTTCAGGCCACGCAGCTTCGACATACTCTGTCGGAACTAACGATACATTCATTATTTAGGCATGAATTTCTTAGGGTTTATTTGTTTACCTTGCGCTTTTCTACCTGTACGAGCCTTGCGCACTTTATCCATCATACCATGCAAATGCTTAGCGCCTGCTTCTGTAGACCCATTACCTAAATGAGAAACTACGTCTGCAGGTATTACAAATTCGCCATCTGCCAATCGAGCTGGTTGTTTATTTGCAATTGTAGCAGGAATATCATCACTCATGCCATCACCGGGACCTCTAAGTAAACGAGCATTACCGCCATGGGCATAACTACCTAGACTTGAATCAGCACCCATGATGCCGCCTTGAGCTGCTTTTTTCATCATAGCAGGAGTTAAGTCTATTGCGCCTAGCGATGGGGCTGTAGCCATAGCTTTTTGAGGGATATTAGACGCTTTATATAATTTATCTAATTTAGACGCCGCCGCTTTATATGGGTTAACGAATTCAAAATCATCGTCTCTTATATTATTAATACCCACATCAATATCTGGAGCAGGGATACCGCCACCTTTATATCCTATTCCCATCGGCTCGTAATCAGCGTTAATTATTTCCGCACTCGTAGGCATTTGAGTTGGCGTTGCAAATTGAGTATTATCTTGTCTACCCATTGGGTAAGTTCCACCAGCTAAAGCAGCGATGCCGCCTTCTGCGGCGTAAAAGGGTTTATACACATTAGGTGTAGGTTGAGAACCTTGAAAGTTAGAAGATAACTTGTACTTACCTAATGAACTAGGTTTTTTCTCTTCTTCTTCGTCAGGCGCAAATAAGGCATTAGCCATAGTAGACCCTGCATATAATGCAGTTAATGGATTTTTCTCAGCCCAATCCATCACCTTACCAAACCCACGTTCTAACGCGCTAGACGGAGTGCCTTGAACACCTTGGAAACTACCAGCGGAATCATTTAATGCGCTTGGAAATTGATTAGTTACTCGAGATAGTTCTTGGTAGTTAGCCCCGTAAGGCGCGTCAACTGGCATGCCCGGCATTCCGCTAGCGTTGTTTCTAGCAATCATTTTTTCATATTGCGACGCGTTGTTTGCCGCTGAATAGTCAGGTGCACCTGTATAAGGGTTAAGCTGGTTTGTACCAATTTGCTCTATACCTGTTGGCGCTGCTGGTGCTGGCACTGCTGCTGGTGTCGCTACTTGAGCTGGCGCCGCTACTTCTGGGGCTACTGGTGTTGAAGGTAAGGCTAATGGTCCGCCTGACTCACCTATTAAAGACCCTCCCGCATCTATCATAGTATTTCCGGAGAAGTTAGCTAGGTTAGCGCCTTGTATGCCACCTGTTGCTGTTGGCGCTGCACTAGTCATCGCTGCTGTTGGGGCCGCTGCCGATACTCCTCCCGCTCCAGTCATTGCCGCCTGTGCCGCCTGTTGAGCTGTTGCCGCTTCAATTCCGCTAGCTGCCGCCGTAGCTGCCGTTGCCGCTCCTCCCGCTGTTGCAGCCATTGCCGCTGCCGTTGCCGCCGCTTCCGCCGCTGCTACTTGACTCATTACTACTGCTGATGTTGCAAAAGTCATATCAATTACCCTCAATCTGAGTTGCTTTAAGGGCTACCGCCCAGTCTTTTAATTCGTTACCTACTCCGTAAGGAGAGTCAGGGTCATTCTCAACCAACTCATCTTCCGCTTCGGCTACATCTGTTTTATCTGTTTTAAGTGCGGTAAACCCTATAGTCTCAGTAATAGCTAACACTACATTCTTTGTACCCGCCTTTGTAGGAATTACGTCACCTGCATGTATCTTACGCATGCCATTTTCAGTCCATACTATCGCTTCGCCTTGAGCGCAAATAAATAAATGGTCGGTTTTATGCACCCTTCCTACAAGCAGTACTCCTGCAGGTAACGTCATCTTTCTACCATACATACCGCCAGAGAAATAATGCTCTGTTTTAAAGCTCATTGCTATAGGCATTGTTGCCATTTCAGCATGTAACTTATCTATCTGTACGCGACTTGGTACTTCTGTAGATACTAACTTAGATAACTCTGTAGGCTCTATTTGCATAAGCTAATAATATCATGTATTAAACCACAGTACCACTAGCGTTTATCCAGTTAGTGCCATTCCACCAAATAGGCCGCCCTATGGTAGTATCAAAATAATATTGGCCTATCTGTAATTTAACTAAGGTCGTACTTATAGGTCTATCTGCGGTTACACCTGAATCGGGTATTGTTAGCGCTTGCGTTATATTATCTAATTGCCCAAAGTAAAGTCGCAATGCGTTGGATAGCTGGTCTACATACTGCTGACTATACTCAACTGGAGCAATGGGTAAGTTTGGTGCTTTTGGTGCACGTAGCTGCGTATTTTTTAACGGGGTGTTATAAGACATTATCTACGCCCATCAGGTCTAATATCAATACGAGGCATACCCAACTGCCAAGCTACACCTAACCCATCTGACTCAATACGGAATGCTAACTGACGCCCACGCAATCGTGTATATACCTGACCTGTAAATTCTTGAATGTTGTAGACCTGACCTGTAGTGTAGTTATCAGCACTTCGTACTAACGGGTTATTAGCCGCACCGTAAGGAGACCCTGAGTTGACACGCGGTTTAACAGTCATTGTTACAGATGGACCATTTACATTAGAGCCGTTAAAGTTTACATCTGGCAGTATGCGCCACACAAAACCAAAATTATGCCCGTCCCCAATATCAAAGTCAGACGACTGTATATAAGCATTAATAGGTAAGCTAGTATCCCCTGCATTATCATCAACAGATGACTCGTGGTAAAGAATCCGGTTATTATAATCCCCTGCCATAGGGTATTGACGAATGCCTGAATCTAGCCAAGCACTGCGAGCCATAGAACCATAATACCAAACACGGTCGACGTAGTTATAAATAACATACTTATCAATCGTAGTACCACCACTTGAGTTACTTACATAGAACCACCAGACTTCGTTGTACCCCTCATTACCACCGGCGAACACTTGGAATGCTTGGTCTTTGTTTATGTCGTTAAATACATACTGACGTAACGCGCATGGTAGAGTTTCCACACGGCCTGAATACATATAGAACTTGTCCCCACCCATCCAGTAGGTTACGTTGTTTACAGTTATCATTGCGCTAGGTGACATGACAGAAATATTATCCATCAAGATATTAAAACCCCACACATAGGGAGCGCCTAAATACTGCATGGAGTATAGTGCGGAATCAGTCCAGATTAAAATCTCTTGGCGAGTAGCCCTAGCGCCTACAATAAATGAACCGCTAGTCAATGCAAATTCACCCGCCTGATTTGTAATAGCCGGCACCCATTCGTATGGATTAAGTTGGTCTGACCAACGAACAAGCATTGGGTTAAACGTAGTATTAGGAGTTCCAGAAAGATAAGGGTTAGCGCCCATAGCAATAACGAACTTCTGAATAGCGGACGCTACAACTTGGTTAGTTGTGTTTGGTACATAGGTTCCAGCATACCCTTCATTAGTAGAAAGTGTATTTAGTGACACTGCTCTAGTAGACACACCTAATGAAGCTTTCCAGTAATATATACCACCCCCACGAGGTGCAATAACAAGGTCTTGGCCAAAGTTATCGTTAGACCATAATCGAAGCTGCTGCCCTATACCTGATGTGTATCCAGAGCCCCAAGTACCCCGACTCCAAGGCCCCGCACCCCATCCTACCCCGATAGTGTATACATTTAAACCTATAGGCACTTCATAAGACGCGATAGTAGCGGAACCACCGACCCCAACATCTGAAGAGTTAGCAAGTACAGGTAATCCAGTCGTAGCGCTTTTTGCTGATATAGTATAGGTAGTAGATGATGGCACAGTAAGTACTAGGTATTCTTGGTTTAGTACAGCCGCGGTGATGTTTCCGCCTAATGAAACCGCTGCGCTAAATACAACATAGTCTCCCACTGAAGGGTTATACGACCCATCTGTTACTGTAAGTGTACTTGAACCAGTAGTAGCTGCAAAATCAGGGGCGCCGGCCGCGCTGATAAAACTGAACGGTGTAACGTCATTATACTGACCGCCCTTTTCAATATAATACTTAATGTTAGTACCCACGCCTAGGTAGTTTGACCCATCAAGCGCTTGCCAATTCCACAACGCTCGAGCAACACCTAAGTATGTATCATTAGATAGGCGAGACCAGCCGCCAATCTTTTCAGGGAAACCAGAACGAAAACGTATCTTGTCGCCGTCGTACCAACCGCCTTCATTGGCATAGTCTGTACCTTCGCGGTTTAATCCTGGTCTAAATTCTAGTTTCTGTAATGGCATTTTATTCTTTCCTGAACAGTGCTGCTTCATCTTTACGGCGTAAAGTCAACCCTTTAAGCTCTTTACCGCCGCCTTTATTATACTTGAGAAGCTGTTCCATAGCACCCTCTTTGTCGCCACGATTAATCTTTTGACGAACGGGACTTCTTTGCAGCCAGCCAGCACCAAGATTATAAACAGCAGATATAAGAGCGTTAAATTCATTTTGTCTAAGCGGTACACGAATGTATCGGTCAACTGCTCGTTCAAATCGTACGACATCCTTAACCAATAGTGCGTCAATTTCTTCTTTACCCCATATACGGTTATCTTCGGGCTTTAACGGGAATGCTTTACGGGCAGCCATTCCTTCAGGTGTAGCAGGTATCTTTAATTGCTCAGCATACATAGCATGACCATAACCTATCGTCCAGATTCCAGCCGCGCACTGATAGGGCTTCTTACGAAAACCCTCGTGGTGCTTTAGTAGCTTAAGCCCTTCTTCACTTACTTTCATTATGCTTTTCCCATTGA